GTGTTACATTTTATAGGAATATGTCCTGATAGCTTCAGTCATACAAGTTTACTAGAAGTTGTAGTTACAAACTACCAAACAATTAACGATTTAATAAATACAAATATCAAAAGTTATGTTACTAAATTCACATCAGGTATCAGAGTATCTGGAAACTAATGGCCTAGGAGAGAAGGCACAGGTAGGTTACGATCTAACTCTCAAAGGAGTAAAGAGTATTAATGGAGGAGTGGTTCTTACTAGTAAGACTATTGTGGAGGAGTATGAAGATGTACCACCTACAGTTACACCAACTGGAAAGTATTTGTACCACCTTAAACCAGGAGCATACTCTTTGACATTTGAGCAAGGTTGTAAGCTACCAAATAACATTACAGCATTCATTCGTCACCGTTCTTCTATCTTACGTTGTGGAGCAATTATCACTTCAGGTGTATATGATCCAGGATTCGAAGTAGATGAGATGGGTGGAGTAATGATTGTAAACCAAGAGATTCGAATTGAGAAGGGAGCTAGAGTAGCTCAGATTATCATGATGGAGAACACTCCAGCTGATATGTACGATGGTCAATGGCAAGGGTCTAAAGACTTAAAGTAATGGAGCGTATTTTAACACACAAAGCAATGAGAAAGTTTATAGAAGTACGCGTAGACGTTGAAGGTCTACACCACTGGCCAGATTGTAATCTACCACACGTAGAGTATCTAAAACACCTACACAGACATACATTCCAGATCCTAGCTAGAGCTGAAGTGAAGCATGGTGATCGTGACATTGAGTTTATCGATTTCAAGCACAAGCTAAAGAAGTACATTGCAGCTACATGGTATGATCCAGCATATGGTTGTTGCAACTTTGGTGCAATGTCTTGTGAGATGATCGCAGAGGATATAATGGATATGTTTGGACTTTGCCGATGTTCAGTGTCGGAAGATGGAGAATTTTTTGGTATAGTTGAGGCATGAAGATAACCTATCTATGTGGACGTATCTGTAGTGGCAAGAGTACCTACAGACCAGAGGCAAGACGACTTATGGTATCCGATATTGTTAGGAATGTTGTTAATAGCGGTGATAGAGAGAGGTTGCAGAACTCAATGCATTTAGAGAATGACATCTTACATGGCTTAGCGATGTGCATTGACTACGATATGGAGATGGGTGTAGAAGAGTTGATCGTTGATGGTATTCGTCAACCTTCAATCCTAGAAAGACTGTCAGCAGAGTATCCAGGAGAGATAGTGTGGTTAGAAGTTCCTACAGAGGAGCGTAAGAGACGCTACGAATCTCGTGGAGCTGAGAAGGACACAGAGCCATTCGAAGTAGCAGATAATAAGCCAATAGAGTTGGAATGTCAAAAGATTTTTAGTATATTTGAAGACCAAATGGATATAGTATATAACGGTTAACGCGACCCTTTTAACTAATTCCATCATATTTATAGGTATGATAGGAGTATATAAAATAACAAGTCCAACTGGAAAAGTTTATGTTGGGGAAAGTTTGAATGTAGTAAGACGTTGGAATCAATACAAAAACGGACACACAAATAAGCAATGGAAGTTGGAAAGGTCGATTAAAAAGTACGGCTGGGAGTCACATGAGGTGGAGTTGATAGAATCGTGCTGTGTAGATCTTCTAAGAGAGCGGGAAAGGTTTTGGCAGCTACACTACAACTCAGTTGAGGATGGTCTAAATCTAAAGTTGACAGGAGCTGGTGATGTAAAGACGAAGGATAGTGTTGAGGTAACAAAAAATAGATCAAAGGGTCAGATGGGACGTAAACAATCAAAAGAAACAAAGCAAAAGCTATCACAGCAACGTATAGGTGTAGCTAAGCCAAGAGAGGTTGTTGAGAAGATTCGTCTAGCAAAGTTGGGATCAAAACTATCAGAGCAACATAAAGCGAGTATAGGTAGGGGTCACATGAAACAATGTGTAGTGGATGGTCAAACGTACGAAAGCTGCAAAACCGCCTCAGCTGCGCTACAAGTTCCAGCAAGAACATTAAACCACAGATTGAATAGTAAAAACTATCCTAACTGTTGGTTTATCTAAACAAAAGTACTATATTAAACAAAAGCAAAACAAATATGAAAGAGTTACAACTTATCAAAAAAGCAAATGGAAACATTCCTCGCACGGCTGAGGAAAAACAGCAGATGATCGAAAAGGCTGCTGAGTATTATGGTGGATTCTTGACAGCGTTAGGATTCGATTGGAAGGCAGATCCGCATAGTGATCGAACTCCATATCGTGTAGCTAAGGCTTGGGTAAACGATTTGATCGCAGGATCAATTGCACCAGAACCAGAAGTAACTGCATTCCCGAATGACGAAGGTTACACAGGTCTTATCTGTCAGACACGTATCCCAGTAATGAGTATGTGTGCACATCACAACTTAACTTTCTCAGGAGTAGCTCACGTAGCTTACATTCCAGGAAAAGATAAGGATGATTTAGTAATTGGATTGAGTAAGTTGAATCGTATTGTAGACTTCTACTCTCGTCGTCCAAACATTCAAGAATCATTAACTAAACAAATTCACGACCACATTGACAAGTTGTGTGTAGGGAATCGTGGAGTTGCAGTAGTAATTGAATCTCAACACAACTGTGTTAGATGTCGTGGAATCAAACAAGACAGTGTGATGAAGACTTCTCAGATGTCAGGATACTTCTGGACTAACGAGATTGGTACACGTCAAGAGTTCTTTAACCTAATTGATCAAAGCCGTTATGGAGTATAATACTAACATCACATCGGGAACAACAATTAATGGATACAGCGGTACTTCCACTACAATAGGTACCGGTACAACGTATGTTAACGATACGTTACTATACAATGGAATAAACGTAACACCAGGAAATGGCTGGATTTCAAGTGGAACAACAATCACAGGAGGATTAACATTAAACAATAATACAACAAGTATGAATCAACAAGTAAAAGTAGCAGTGTTTCAAGTAGAGCGAAACAAGCATAACGAGATCAAGTCGTCAGTATTTATTGATGAGTTTTGGATCGAAAAGAAGCCAGGCATTTCAATCGACTTTGCAGTAGCTAAAAAGCTAGATAACAAGTATGAAGCAGATGAGATTATAATCAAAGAAATCTACACAGTTAGTTTGTAATATGGATTTCTACGTTATATCACCAGTTAGTAACTTAGAGCCAATGAAGCTGGGAGATCGAATCTTTGCATTGGCTCACTTATGGGTACAGTTTCCTGAGTACAGAGAGTTTATTAAAGCTCGTAAGGAAGAAGGGTACTGGATCACATTAGACAACTCAGCAGCAGAGCGAGCACTAGTAACGGAGGATATTCTTATCAACATCTGTCACGAGTTAATGCCTGATGAAGTAATCGCACCAGATGTATTGTTTGATAAGGATGCTACAATCGCAAACGCAAAGTCTTTTAGGGACCGCATGGAGGTAGAAGGTTTGTTGAATAAGATTGACATCTTCTTCTGTCCACAAGGTAAAACTAAAGAGGACTGGCTAGAAGCCTATACGTTTGGAATGTTCCAAGACTGGATCAATGTAATTGGTTTCTCTAAGATTGCAATTCCAAATGCATGGTTAGAGGACTTTAAAGATGATCAAGGAATCAAAGAAGCACGTCACATGGCATACGATTACTTGCTAGCAGAAGGAGCTTTAGTTAAACCAATCCACTGTCTAGGTCAAGGAGATCCAACAGAGTTCGCTTATTACAATCACCCAATGATGCGAAGCACTGACTCAGTGTATCCAGTGTGGGCAGCAATCAATGGTCAGGACTTTAGAAAAGATCACAAGACTCGAATACCAACTCCTCACAACCTCTTAGAAGAGCACGACATGAAGGATGTTGATATGGACTTGATCAAGAAGAACGTACAGTACCTTAGACTAAGCTGTATGACCGGAAAAATGTAATCATATCTCTC